AAGTGGTTGAAGGATTTGCAATTGAGCAAATGGGAAGAAGAAGACGAGATGAATATCAATCAGGTGTTCCTCGAGTCGGAAAATAAGTTAAGGAGAAAAAACTATGGCAATAACACAAGCAATTTGTAATTCATTTAAAAAACAGCTTTTAGAAGCTGACATGAATTTCAAACAAACTGGTGGTGACAAGTTTAAGATAGCTCTTTACTCTTCAACAGCAACTCTAAACTCTGCAACAACTGCTTTTACAGCTTCAAGTGAAGTTGGAAACAGTGGTCAATACACTTCAGGTGGTGGACTACTTGTTAATAATGGAACTTCTATCACTGCAGGTGTAGCAAGAGTTGACTTCGCAGACAGGTCTTTTACTGGAGTGACGTTAACAGCTAGAGGTGCTTTAATCTATAATACATCTTCTGATACGACTAACGCATCAGTTTGTGTTCTAGACTTTGGAGCAGATAAAACAGCTACATCAGGAACGTTCACTATTCAGTTTCCAGCGCCAACTTCAACAGCAGCGATATTAAGAATATCGGGCTAATAGGAGGTAAACTCCTATGGCAAATACAACTTACACGGTCACCGTTGCAAGTGGAACCTTGTATACTGGTGGAACGGGTAACGTATATTATCTCGACGGAGTACGGAAGTTTGATGTAATATGGGAACCGGGCTTTACCTATAGATTTGATCAGAGTGATTCTTCAAATGATAATCACCCTTTATTATTTTCTACCACACAAAATAAAGCGCAAATAATTTCTACTGGAGTAACTTACTATCTCGATGGAGCTAGTAACCAAACAGATTACATGAATTCTACAACGTTCAACGCGGCCACTACGCGTTACGTCGAGATTACTTCTACATCAGCTTCTAGTTTTTATTATCTCTGTTGGTATCATGGCATAGGAATGGGTGGGCTCATGTCTCGAGCTAACGACCTTACTTATGATGTCACGGTTGCATCCGGTGATTTATATGGGGGTGGAACAGGTAATGTATTTTATTTAGATGGAGTTAGAAATGCAACTGGACCCGGAACAGTGCAATGGGTTTCTGGTGCTTCTATAAGATTTGATCAAACTGATTCTACAAATGATGGCCATCCATTAATTTTTTCTACTAGCACAAGCACGTCCAATATAATTTCTGCGAATGTAAATTATTTTTTGGATGGAGCTAGCAATCAATCTAATTATATTAACACAACTACTTTCAACAATGCTACAGACAGATATGTAGAAATAACTCCACAAACAGAAACAGATTTTTATTACCTATGTTATATACATGGTATAGGAATGGGTGGTGAATTCGATATCACTCAAGATACATGGAGTGCACTCGATTGGGGTGATGGTCAGTGGGGTGATCAAGACAATGTAACTCTACAGCTTTCTAGTTTTTCTTTACCAATGGAACTTGGAGATGAATCTTCAACTCCTAGTTCTGGTTGGAGTTCTGCTGCATGGGGTGATAACTCTTGGGGTAGTACAAATAACTTTTTACAACCGACAGGTTTTACTTTAGCCGCTAATCTAGGAACTTTAGCTGCTGTCTTTCCTAGTTCAGGATGGGGCGGTGAGTCGTGGAGTGAAGGAACATGGGGTAATGTTGGAGCCGGCGATCAGATTGTAACTGGATTTGGTTTAGGAGTTGCACTTGGAAATGTAGGACAAACATCAAGTACAGGTTGGGGAAGATCAACTTGGGGCTCTCAAGTATGGAATGGTTTTGCAGATGTAATTCTTTCTGGTCAAGCGATGACCGCAACCGTTGGTGATGAATTAATTAATACTGATATTAACTCTGGTTGGGGTGGTTCTCCATGGGGACACACTGGTTGGGGTGCTTATGGAACTTGTATTTTAACTGGAAATGCTATTTCAGCAACACTGGCTAGCGTAACAATCGATAACGAAATTAACACTGGTTGGGGATCTGACGGTTGGGGTGTTGAAGGATGGGGAGCATCTGTTCAAACAGTTACGCTTTCAGGTCAAACTATGACCATGGCCGAAGGTTCTGGTGGTATAGAATTTGATGGAGATTCCAATTTAACTCTTTCTGGAAATGCAATGACTGCAGCTTTAGGTCAAGAAGAAGTAAGTATTAAAGTTGGTCCTATCCTAACTGGTTTCTCTCTTGGAGCAAGTTTAAGTTTTGAGA